GTGACGGTTTGCTTAGATTTGATGGCCTGCTTGATATCCCTGCGATATGAGACCCATGAAATCCACAGCTCTGCAGAAACGCATTCGGGTAATATGACGTCCATCGGATCGAAGGTTTTTGCCTTTGGCTTTTCAGCCGGTGTCACTTCTTCAGGACGGGGGACTATAGGGGGTTTATTAATATTGTCTTTCTTGTCTTTTGAAGAATGTCTTTTGTGTGTCTCTAATTTCGAGACATCCAAAGTCTCTAACTTAGAGACATTTGAAGTCTCTGACTTAGAGACAAAATTGCTAACTTGGAGACACTTGCTGAATTGCCACGCTGACACCTCCTTGTTAACACCGATTTGACTCCCTTCGGCAATCAGACACTTCATAGAAATCAGTTCCTTCTTGGCCTTGTTCACGTTCTGCCGTGACAGGCCGGTAAGCTGAGCAATCTGCTCATCTGCGATGCGATCTGATTTCTTATTGAAACCGTATGTCTTACGAATGTAAGCCAGCATGAGCTTCAACTGACGAGCTGTTAAATCGGCGCTTGCGATAGCCTCCAGTAGTTCGTTAGCGATTCTGGTAAACCCATTATCGGTATCGACCACACGGCGCTCCACGGCCTCTGTATCAGGCCTGATTGGTGAAACGTTGTCGTAAGCGAGATTACTCATAAAGAACCTCGCCACTGTTTACATATCCAGTTAGTCCTGGCATAATTTCCTCCAGTTATTTGTGTTCGCAAATTGCTATCAGGCGTCAAGTGTTCCAGCATTTGACGCTTTTTCTTTGGTGAGAATGTTCGCCACCTGCCGGGCCAAATGAGCCATCTCATCATCCACGACACCCCATTCCAGCACTGCAAGCAGCATTGAGAACTTAGGGAGCCAGTCGCGTTTCCAGCGGCTTATCTGCGCCTTATCGACACCAACAGCTGCTGCCGTTTTCTCGGTGCCAAGCAGGGATATCTTGTTGAGTAAGGCGCTTTCGATTCTCAGCGCCTCGTTGCGTTTGTTTGCGCGTTCCATTTCGTAATATTCCGTTGAGTTAATTAGTTACGTGACATTGCGGTGAGCAAGTCACTTGCGTTTTGCTCCGACATTTCGGTGGGAGCGGCTTCAGAGTGTTAAAGAGCGGTGCCGCTTATGCAGCGGCAGTTTTGCTACGTGGGAAAGGTCGATGCTCTTCTGCTACCACCCGCCCGTCTGGAAGAGTGGTAATGAAGATTCTCCGGCCAACCCTTACTGCTTTACTGATTGCCGTCTGGTGAACACCAAGGATGTCGGCGGCTTTTGCTTGCCCGTTCTCCGTGACGTAATCAGCGAGAGTTACCTTTTTCATCGGTTTCCTCCGAGTGATTACCGATGAAGCAATAATACTACAAGTATTAAATATATCAATACTTGCGGTATTTCAATTTTTAATAACTTAGGTATTAGAATCCGGGGATGGAAAAAAAACGTGAACTGACCATCGAGCAGATCGCAGACGCTACGCGTTTGAAAGCTCTCTATGAGTCAAAGAAGAAATCGCTGGGGTTAACTCAGCAGCATATAGCTGACGCTCTGGACATTACCCAGGGCGGCGTCGGTCATTACCTGAATGGAAGGAACCCGCTCAACATATCTGTGGCTTCAGTCTTTGCAAAGATGCTCCAGTGTTCTATTGCGGACTTTAGCCCCTCGCTGGCAAAAGAAGCCAGCAGCTATGCTTCCGCTGCAGATGGTAATGTTTCAAATCCTAAGGATTATAAGCCGACTGCGCGCTACCCCGTTTTAAGCAAGGTTCAGGCTGGCGCATGGGATGAAGCCTGTGAACCCTATACGATAAAGGATGTCGATATGTGGCTTGAATCTGACGCACATACGCAGGGAGATGCTTTCTGGTTGCAGGTGGAAGGCGATTCGATGACCGCACCGATTGGCATGAGCATACCGGCAGGAACATACGTTCTTTTCGATACTGGACGTGAAGCGGTAAATGGCAGCCTAGTCGTTGCGAAACTTACCGACGATAACGAAGCTACCTTTAAGAAGCTCATCATCGACGGCAGCCAGAAATACCTGAAGGGGCTGAACCCACAGTGGCCAATGGTACCTGTTAACGGTAACTGTAAGGTCCTAGGTGTGGCGATCGAGACAAAAATGCGGCTCGTTTAAATCTCGATAGTAGGAAGACTATTTTAGCTAGGGAGATGGCATGTCAGTTTTTACGAAAATATCAATTCCGATGTTCTGCATTTCTTTCGCGATGTTCTACCTTGCGCGTAAGAAGCAGGATAAAAACTATCTGATACCGGGTTTTGTGCTATTGGCTGCTGGATTTGTGAATGCGGTAATCGCGATCACTGCAGGTTAGTAGCCGGAAGAGACGCTCGGCTAAAGGTTTCTTGGCATTTGCCGAAGAAGTACACACAGCTTTAGCCAGACTTACATAGAAGGATTTTGCTATGTCAAACCAAACATTCGAATTTAAAAATTATCCTATTGTTTTTATTGGGTCGGGCATATCAAAGAGATACCTTGAAAATTATCCAACTTGGGAAGAACTGCTAAATGAATATTGGCAAATAACAAACCAAGAAATTGATTTTTATAATTACCTTTTAACTATTAAAGAAAAATACAAAAACAGCGCTCATGATGATTCAGATCTGGATCATAAAATTTATACTGAGGCTGCATCTAAAATTGAAAATGATTTCAATAAAATGTTCACAGAAAATTCGATTAAACTTGATGGTCTAGATGCAAGGCGAGTTTTCAGTGAAGATATATCACCCTTCAAATATTCAGTATGCGAAAGATTCTCGAAAATAAATATTAGACCAGACGTAAATCAAGAGGAGTTAAATTCATTTAAAGTCCTGCTACAAAAGGCCAAGATGATTATAACAACTAACTATGATGCCTTTATTGAACATTTACTTTTAGAGCAAAATATTATTCCTAAGCTGTATGTTGGCAATAATGGATTTTTTGAAGATACTGTTGGTTGGAGTGAGTTGTACAAAATACATGGAGACATTAGAGATCCGCGCTCCATTATAATCAGCACTGAAGATTATGCAAGATATGATGATAAAGCAATATTAATAAGTGCAAAAATTTTGTCTAATATGATAAAGAATCCAATATTGTTTATAGGTTATTCTTTAACTGATAGAAATGTAAAAAAATTACTTTCCGATTTTTCCTCACAATTACCTAGAGAAGACGGGCGAAAATCTGCGGAGAGAATAATACTCATTCAGCACAAGGCAAATGAACAAACTGTTATAACAAAACAGATCACCGACCAACAACTCCAAGTAACTTACACCTCTGTTGAAACCGACAATTATAAAGAAATTTACGATGAAATCAGCACTGTTGATGAAGGGTTATCACCTTATGATGTCTTGCGCTACCAGAGAGCTATTAAAACACTGATAGTGAATGAAGGTGAGAAGGGAGCGTTAGATACTCTACTTGTCTCCCCTTCAGACTTGGACAAGCTTGAAGAAAGTGTGAAGCAAGGTAAAAATCTCGTAGTTGCACTGGGCGATAAAAAATATGTATTTACTCAAATAAAAGAAATTAATTATCTAGAGGATTACCTATTTGACAAACATGAGATATCAAGCAAACTGGCTATTGATTTTATTCTTGACTCTACCAACACTGTTAGAATCCCTTTTTCTAAAATAATAGCCAATTGTAATTTAAAATCATTAAATTTAGCACCACGGTTGTTAAATAGGCTTAACGAGAGAATTGATCGCCATGGCAAACTCGACGCTATGATTAGCTCCATCAGGCTAGACAAAGTAAACGATGATAAGAAATTTTATCAAATAGAAGATATTAAGGAAGCTAATTTCAGCAAATACAAAGAATTACAAGTAATAATTAAAAACATCAAGAACATAGAAATAAATCATTTGCAAGGGTATGTTAGAAACGATGCATTCAAGCAATTTTTAGAGTGTGAAAATAATAATTTAAAAACAGAATACCGAAGATTATTCTTGGCTTACGACCTGCTGATAAATGGTGACATAAAGAATTTATATTAAACAAAAAACCCCGCAGACAAAAATGTCTTCGGGGCTCTGCATATAATCCCGTGTGGTGGCGGAATATTTCCCTTATGGTGGAGGGAAACGTACATTTACTTTATAATGGTTTGAACAAATAATCAACATTCGTTTAAAATATCAATGCGAGTTTTTCGTTTATAATTTAGGCTATAAATTCAATCAATTAACTACAAAAACGTAACTAGGTTGAAGATCGAAGCTTTGTTGTGCCTGATTAGGGAACCCAAAATCAAAGCTCCATCAGTTAAATCAGTGGTATCCAATTATCTCATTTCCATCGCTTTGCTTATAAATCAATTAGTTAACTACTATCCCATCATTACAGCTATAACGCCCTGAACATGCACCGCGTGCACATTTTTGAATTTGCTACACCGCAATCTATATTTTAGTGTCCTTCCTGCACGCCTATTATGCGTCAAAAGGTGATAGTGATACTCGCTTCCACATCCTCAATCTTATAGAGTGTTGTGAGACGGCTGCCGCTCCTACCGCCGACTTATGAGATGCACGGCTGGCTCGCTTTGCATCTTGTTCACAACGTTAGAAGCCGCTCAGGAGTTTCACCCCACCACAATTTATGCCTGTAACCTGCCTCGGGTGCAGGTATTTTTATCCCTGCAGATCCCACTTCGTAAAAATAAATCACCTTTAAAATCACATAATTAATACTTCCGGTATTTATTTTAATACCCTTGGTATTGCTATTTATTAATACCGCTAGTATTGTTAACCCCATCAGCAGGACGCACTAACCAACAGGATGTTGGGTCGCTCTTTAACATTGATGGGGTTTGTCTCCGCCGAAATGCGGGGAACCAAAGTGAAGTTGGCTTTGGGATCGGATGAATGCGCAGGCTGATGCACGAGTGGAAGACCTGATGG